TGAAAGCTAGATGCAACACATTGGATGCGGATTCTAGCTTTACCTCTCCAACATAGGAAAGGCATTCCTGCGTAGCAAGATGCAGGTACACGAAGTGCTGCATCTAATCCAACTACTGTATAACGATGTATGCAAGGATCAACAATCATGTTGAACAGCCGCGTATCAGGAGCATCTTCCAATAACCAATCAAACTGGTTAATCCAAGTCTCACGACTTGCAATAGATTGAATATCTAGCTCGTCATTGCTTGAAATACCACCAATTCGCGGATCAATAGAAAGTTCTTGCTTGCTGTCAACTGTAAGTTTTGCGACATCATCAGGTCGATCAGTTGTTGCGAAAGATGATTTAGGCATGGGTCGATAAATTGATACTTGTGCATCAGTTGGTCGACTATAACCGAACATCTTCGCAACCGCAGCAGCTGCTCCAGCGCCTATTTCAGTGGCCCTCGCATAAGGACCAATTATGGGTGCCGAAGCAAGTTTGCCAGCCCAAGTGGCAACAGCAGAAGCCATTCCACTAAATTTATACTCATCGGATTGAGCTGTAATACCGATGGCATCAGTTTGGGTGGGAACACTCAATTTAACGTCTTCAGCCCAAGCAAAAACAGTGATCGTGACGGGATCAGTACCACCATTAGCATGTGCTAAATCAGAAAATGAGTATAATGAACAATCTCCCATATTCCTCCAAGAACCATCAATTGAAAACCCATTTCCACCGGGTGAGGAAGTAGATAAAGAATTGTATGGTGTAAAGAAAGGGAGTGTCATCTCACCACCTTGTGAATTTGTTGGATCAAGATAAATATGAGGTCGTTGTGACAACAACACCATGTCTATCAATGAATAGCCAGTCTCAATTGATATGTTATCAGCATCAGCTAGTGGAAGATAAGCCAGAATTGCTCTACCATAGAAGAAGCTGTTCCCATTGAGAACAACCTTGAGTTTGAGCTTTGCTGACATCAACCTAAAATTTGATATACGGTTACTAACTC